TGCTGCCGCGTATTGACGGGTGGCGTGAAATCCTAGCGCCATCGATAACGTCTCCATTCAGAATGATACCATCTGGCTTGAGAGACTTGCATACTTTTACGAAGGCTTTGTAAATCAGGGGCGGATCGCCATCCCAAATGTGAAGATCAGAACCGATAACCCACCGCGTATTGGGAACATCTTTCATAATAATGCGGGGATATGTCCAACGACCATTGATGTTTTGCTCAGGTGATCCACCGGGAAATTGTTCTTTTGCACGGTTTAATCTGTGTTCAAATGTTTGGCGTGGGATATTTAAAGAACGAGCAGCGGCGGATATATTATTGTTGTTGCTTTCAAAAACGCGCAGAGTTTCAAGCAGGAGTTCAAAGCTGATTGGAGGAGTAGGCATTATGTGTTCTCCGATTTCATTCTTCGCAAACTACGTTCGCTATGTGTCGCTTTTATATCTTTCTGTGAATATAGTCCAATAGTGATAGCTAAAGTGGTTAATGTGTAGGGGGTTAAGTGATTCGCACCGGCAATTTCCGTTACGTTCCTTGGGAAAAAATAGACGAATACCACCTTAAAGGTTGGATGATTGTCCAATGGCTAGGTGTTCACTCCGTCTTAATGTGGACATGCGACTGTCAGAATTGACACAAAACGTGAACACTGTATTATAAAAAAAGATGCCCCGGCGAGACTTGCTCAAACCGGGGCTATCTGAACCGGAGTTTCTCTTGGCGGGGAAACGGTCCAGACAAGTCATGTTATAATGTAACATCTCTAGCCTGTCTATCTCCCGTCTTTGAGTTCGTTTAAATTCGCATGATGTCACCCAGCATTTGCTGATTGAGTGATAAATGCGATGGTTCAGACGGCTTTTTGACGGTCTGTGCTGTAAACAGATGGGACTTGCTGGCGGTCATAAACGCTAGAGACAACGCTGCCGGAACTTTACCCGAAAGGGCTTTCCGACGGCCCTTAGCCGGTAGGGCGAGGGGATAGCCATCAACATATTCACCCCGTTGGACAGGCGTATAGTCTGGGGGGCGTACTGGCCATGCGATAGTTGGGAGAACCAACAAGGCATTGATGGGTAAACGGCGTTTCGAGATACCCTCCTTGGTCCGCAGCCCAACTCAACAGTCTCCGTGTTGATACGGGGGGAGAAGCGGAAAGCGGAACTTTGCCTAAATTCTAAAATAGGTTATAGTGTGCCATCATTTACGAGGATTAACCAATGGCGTTGACACCCGGCTTATCACCTAACATCCGTCTTGGTGATCAAAACCCACAGCAGCCTGAGTTGCCTGAGGCTATGGATATTGTTATCGAAATGGCCGGTGAAGACGGCTCCGACAAGCCAGAACTGGACATGGACGGTAATATTCTCCGCATTGAGCACCCCGATGGCACGATCAGCGTGTCACTGAACGGTGAGCCAATTGAGAAGGCTAACAAGAAGACGCAAGAGGGTTGGTTCGCCAATCTGGCTGACGACATTGAAGACCAAGAACTTAGCCGTATCGTTGACGACTTAACGCGGGGTATCGCAAATGATCTCACCAGCCGTGAAGAATGGATACAAGAACGGGCGCAGGGAATTAAACTTCTTGGCCTCAAGATTGAACTCCCCGGACTTCAAGGAACCCCTGACGGTGCGCCGGTGGAAGGAATGTCAAAGGTTCGCCATCCCCTGCTGCTTGAAGCTGTGCTGCGCTTTCAAGCAAATGCAAGGTCAGAGTTACTTCCAACTGATGGGCCTGTGAAGATCAGGGACGATTCAACTCATGGCTCACCAGACCGCGACACCATGTCGAATGCCCTTGAGAAGGATATGAACCACTACCTAACCGCAGTAGCCAAAGAGTATTACCCAGACACGGATAAGATGCTTCTATTGCTGGGATTTGGTGGAACGGCATTTAAGAAGGTTTACTATTGCCCGCTCCGCAACCGTCCCGTATCCGAATCAATCGACGCTGATGACTTGATCGTCAACAACTCAGCCACGGACTTGGATGGCGCTCGTCGTATCACTCACCGTATCTACATGCGCCCATCTGTTGTGAAGCGGATGCAAATCATTGGTGCGTATCGTGACGTTCAATTGAATGATGCAAAGCAGCCAACGCTTGACGCCGTTCAAATGGAAAAGAACGCGCAACAAGGCATTGCACAAGAGACCATGAACACGGATGACCGTGACCGTGAAATCTATGAATGCTATTGTGAGTTAAATGTTAAGGGCTACGAGCACAAAATGGATGGCGCTGAGACGGGCTTAGAAGTTCCGTATCGCGTGACTATTGACGTGTCGTCAAAGCAAGTTTTGTCTATCGTCCGCAACTATGATGAAGACACAGAAGATTTGCCTGAGGCACGTAAGAACTTTGTAAAATACACGTTTGTTCCGGGCTTTGGCTTCTACGACATTGGATTACTGCACATCCTTGGCAATACGACAAATGCGGTTACAGCTGCGTGGCGTGAGTTGCTTGACGCTGGCATGTACGCCAACTTCCCCGGCTTCTTGTATGCCAAACAGTCTGGCCGTCAGAACAGCAACATCTTCCGCGTTCCACCCGGCGGTGGCGCTCAGATTGACACTGGCGGTATGCCAATCAATCAGGCCGTTATGCCATTGCCTTATAAAGAACCATCGGGTGCATTGGGTGCATTAGTTGAAAGTATGGCTCAGTATGGCCAGCGTTTGGGCGGAACTTCTGAGGCTGCGGTGGGCGAAGGTCGTTCAGATGCTCCAGTCGGAACAACTATCGCATTGATTGAGCAGTCGGTTAAGGTTCTTAACTCTGTCCATAAGCGGATGCACGCCTCACAGGCTGATGAGTTCCAACTTCTGGCTAACTGCTTCAAGGAAAACCCCGAATCATTCTGGCAGCGCAATCGTCGCCCTAATATTCCGTGGGATGAGCAGCAGTTCCTTCAGGCGCTTGAAGATTTTGATATGGTCCCACAGGCCGATCCAAACACGTCATCGAGCAGCCAGCGCATCATGAAGGTCGCGGCACTTGTCCAGATGGCTACGCAAGACCCAACGGGCTTCAATCTCCCTGAAGTACGCAAGGAAGCATTGAGCGCAGTCGGTTGGGAAAGCCCAGACAGGTTCTTGGCTCCTCCAGTTCCGCCACAGCCAAATCCAGCGGATCAGGCTAAGCAAGTTGATTCGCAAGCTAAGATGATTACGGCTCAGGCTAAAATGGCTGAAGTGCAACATAAAGTGAGTGGCGGCGAGAACCAGCAGTCACAGGCTAATCCGCAAGAGCTACAGATCAAGATGATGTCTGAGCAGAACCAAGCTGATGAGATTAAGCAGAAGTCAGAAGATAGTCAGATTGACGCTGTGAACCGCCAACGTGACCGTGAAAGCCGTGAACGTCTGGCGGCGGTTAAATTGGCTGAGGAAGTCATGAAGAACCCAATGGACGGTATGCACGTGGTTAGCCAGATGCTTGATCCAAACATGATCCAGCGTTTGGAAGCCAACGAACAACCTGAGGGAAAGTTGCAATAAAGGGTTGATTGTGACGGTTTGACTTGCGATTATGATCCCACTTGGACCGCTGCGGCGGCGAGTGGCTGCGGGATGTTCCTGTAGTTAGTCATCGGGCTTATCCTTCGCGGGGTCGGTCCGGCTTCAAGTCCTCCTATTGTTTTTCCTGACTTGGCCCATTCCTTATTCGCAGTATGGAATGGGCATTTTCCAAGGTTAAGATATTGATTGAATTGATGAGACAGTACGGCTGTGTAGTTGAAGTCGGTGTAATTGTAGGCTGGTTTTTTGCCGTAGCTTATTTCGTACACGTCTTGGTTCGCACGTTAGTTGGCAAATAAACCAATATAAAGTATGATGCTGTCGCCCTAGGAGTGATAGCAGATGCCTTTACCATATGATCCAACTTCAAGTTCAGATGATGATATTGGAGCGGCATTAAATGTTGCGCGTAATCGCGATCCTATGGCCGATGCTATTCAAAATAAGATCAGTGGCCTTAATCAATCGCTTACGGGATTAGACTTGGAGGCTAATACGCCTCAGTTTAATACAGGTATTGGTGGTGCTGGTATGCCTTCTGGCTTTATCCCTCATGGTGATTCACAAAGAAATAATAACCTCGCTGCCTTTCAAGAGAATAATCATCCTGAAGTTCCGCACGTAGCATATCATGGAACAGATGCTGATTTTAGTACGTTTAATCCAGAAAAAATTGCAACAAAAACAGATAATGGATATTTAGGACACGGTTTTTACTTTGATGAATCTCCTATTGTTGCAAGTGCGTATGGAAGAAAAGGCAATGTTATGCCTGTTCATCTTGCTATGGAAAATCCATTGCATCTTAAATATCAAATTCAAAATGGTAGAGAAGTAGATAGAGAAAAGTTAATTCGTTCACATCTTAATTTGCCATCTGATGCAACGCCTATGGATATTACAAATGAAGTAAAATCTCGTGGTCATGATGGAATTATTTATAATGGTGCTTGGGGAAACAAAGAAATTGTTGCCTTTAATCCTACTCAAATCAAATCCGCTACGGGCAACAACGGCCAGTTTGATCCAACTAGCCCCCGTATTAATGAAGCAAGAGGTGGTGATGTGAGAGTAAATCATAAAAAGGGCGGTCGTACATTAGGCAATAACGCCATTGATAATGCGTTGCGGCTTGCTACTGGCGGCGTTGCTGATGACGATACGCCTACTGCACCTATTACATTACAAGATTTAAAGGATTGGAAACAAGCCCATCCTTTATCATTAAGCAAAAACGCAATGGATAATATCTTCACCAGCCGCCAGTCGGGCTTTGAAGGTGCAGAACCTATTGCAATGCCAGCTAATCTTGATGAGTTGATGGCTTATTTACGTCGTCAGCATCATGCAGACGGTGGTAGAGCGCACTTTGATGATGGCGGTGAAGCTAGCGGCGATCCACGCGGCAATGAAGCTGGCACGGCAGATCGTTCTCAGCCTGAAGGACCATCCGCTGATCCTCGTGGCAATGAGGCGGGTCTTGCTGACCGTTCGCAACCGGACGCAGCTCAAGCAGATGTTGGGTCACGCGCATTTGGCGGTGACTTTAATGTTGGAGAAGCTAATTTAACCGGTCATCAAATGCCATCTGACATTAGCGGTTACAGCGAACAGCGCATGAATACGCCGTATGAAGGGTCGTTGTTGAGCGCGACAATGGACCCAAGCA